AGTCGCCGCAACACAGGACGCAGAAGGCAATGAGCTAACCCCCGCAGTCCCCGCTGTCATGGGAACTCGCACCGTACCGAAGTATCAGTCCATGCAGGCATCCAGCGCCGAGGTAATCGCGAACCTCGTGGCAGAGTTGCAGTCCCTGCGTAAACGTATTGCAATTCTGGAGGCCAAATGAAAAAACTACTCATCCTAGCCACGCTTACCACATCCCTGAGCGCACACGCTGATAACGGGGGCTGCATCGTTGGCCCCACAATGTCGAACAATAAGACCCTACACCTCATTGGCTCAGGGCTTATCTCAGCCACTGTCACCAAGTACACCGACAACGCATGGTATGGTCTTGGTGCCGGTCTGCTCGCCGGGGCCGTCCGTGAGGGCTACAAGATCAAGTCGCCGGGGATGCGCTGCGAGTGGGCGTCCATTGGCTACGATCTTGTAGGGTCTATCAGCGGTGCGTACCTTGCACCGAGCAGGAATGGATTCTCCATCGGTTACATCAAGGCGTTCTAAAATGACTGATGAAATACAACCCGAGCATGACCGCAGGTACCCTCCTGCTGAATCACAATGGCATCTGGACAAGAAGGTGCCACTCAGTCTTATCTTCGCACTTGTGGTGCAGACCGTAATTGTCGTCATAGCGTTTCAGGATGTAAAGAGAGACGTTGAACTTCTCAAGGCAGCACAGGTTGTTTTGCATGAGCGCAACGCACAGCAGTCAAATGACATGCGCGAATCTATGGCCCAGGTTCGGGATCAGTTCAAGACTTTGAACGAGAAGATGGATCGAATTATCGAAAGAGGAATTAATAAATGATGGCCTGGGTTGTCCTGTGGCATTGGTGGGAGAACGCATGGAAGTACAAGAAATGAGACTCTGGCACCTGCGCGACCTGATTACCGATCACCAGACCGGCAAGCTGCGGGAGACGGCGATATGGAGCAACATTGGAAAAGCGGCGCTTACTTATGGGTTGTGCCATCAGATCAAAACCGGCACGCTTACTGAGTGGTTCGTTGCTGCTTACGGTGCGGTCGTCATCATGCATGAGGTCGCTGCCCGAGTGATGAATCAGCGTCAGCAGAAACTCAATAAGGAGGAAGATAAACCGTGACACCTCAAGACCTTGCCCAATGCACCGGCGCACGCATAGACCGCGCTGAGACGTTTCAGCCGATCATCGACGCGGCAGCACTCGACTTCGAGATCAATACGCCACAGCGCATGGCGGCATTCTTGGCGCAGGTTGGTCACGAGTCTGGCGGTCTGCACTGGCTCATAGAGATTTGGGGACCGACTGATGCGCAAGCACGGTATGAAGGGCGCGCCGATCTTGGCAACAATACCCCTGGAGACGGCTACAAATTCCGTGGTCGCGGTTTGATCCAGATCACAGGTCGAGCAAATTACATGGCAGCATCGCTGGCGCTGGCAACAGACTTCGTGAACAACCCGGAGTTGCTGGGCGAGCCAGATATGGCGGTGCGTAGCGCAATGTGGTTCTGGCAGTCACACGAGCTCAATGAGCTAGCCGACACCGACGCGTTTGGCCTGATTACCCGCAAGATCAACGGTGGGCTGAATGGCGAACAGGATCGGGTAGTATTGTGGGAAGCTGCGAAGAAAGTGCTGGCATGAAAGCCTTCATCGCTTTCTGGTCGCTGATGACAGCCATCGTGATATTTGGGCTGCTGGTGTTCTTTGGGAGATTCACATGTTAGGTTTGTTCTCGCTACTCAACCCCGGACGCTGGATGCTCTATGCAGCGGCTCTGGCTGCACTGGTGGCGGGGTACTTTGCTTGGGCAGCGCATGAGCGCGGAGTCGGTGCGGCACCGTACATAGCGGCGATTGAAAAGCAGAAGGTCGAGGCCGCTGTGACTCTGAAAGTCTTGACCGAGCAGGTTCAGGTCAAGGAGAAAGCGCTTAATGATTTCACCAACTCTAGGAACGAAAATGATGCAACAAACGAAGGTGCTATTGCTGTGCTTGCTGACCGGCTCCATGCTTCTCGGCTGCGTGACCCCAATCAAACCGGGTGTAGTGGTGCAGCCCCCGGTCCTCAAGCTGCCGCCAGTGCCGCAGTTGGTGGAGGCAACGCAGCCGAAGCCGGTGGGCTACTTTCAGCAGAGCTTAGTGGACTACTCACTCGGCTCACCCGCGAAGCTGATACCGTCAACGCCGCCTACATCTCCTGTCGCGCTGACGCCTACGAAGTAAGGAAGTGAGATGCAGGACTTCAGCTACACCCAGCTTCTGACACTCCTTCCTCAGTGGAACGAGCGAACAGATACCGCATTCGCGGCGCAGATTCCTACGTTCATTTCCTTGGCTGAGAACCGTCTCGCCACGGAGATGAAGCAGCAGGGATTCCAGTCTGTGGTGACCGGAACTCTGCCTACAGACAGTAGTATGGCAAAACCGGCGTTCTGGAAAGAGACTATCAGTTTCAATTACACCAACGCATCTGGGGCCAGTACGCCATTGTTTCTGCGCCCCCTGGAGTATGTCCGCAACTACTGGCCTAATCCGACTCTAGCCGATGTACCCCGGTTCTATGCCGACTACAACGCCACTCACTTCTTGTTTGGTCCGACTCCTATAAGCGCGTTTCCGTTTGAACTGGTTTACTATGCTCGTCTGCAACCCCTAAGTCCTGCGAACGATAGCAACTGGATGACGCTGAACACTCCGCAGGCGCTGTTTGCGGCGTGTATGGTGGAATGCTGCAAGTTCACCAAGAACACCACTCGTCAGAGTGTCTGGGAAGATGCGTATCAGGCCGCTAAGGGTGGTCTTACCGCTGAGAATGCGGAGCGCATGGCAGACCGTACAACCGTATTCACAAGGCCATAATGGATGATCTTTACGAGTTTAAGTCGATACCAGGGGTTCGGCGTGATGGTACGGACCTAGACACCGCCTATTTTAGTGATGGCGAGTGGGTGCGTTGGAATCGGGGTCGGGTGCGCAAGATGGGAGGCTACCGAGCTATGACTCGATACGCCAATGCTCCCGTGCGCTCGGTGATGCTGGACTCGCGCTCCGGGATCAACTCGACCCACCTGTTCAGTCAGTGGGGTGTCCAGCGGGTACAGTTTGACATTACCGGCGCTGCGGGAAACATTGAAGACCGTACCCCGTCGAACTTCACCGTGGACCCCAAGCTCAACTGGTCCCATGCCGCCATGTACTCCAGCACTGGGGGCGCGTACTCAGCGATTCTGGCCTGCTCCACACCCGATGTGCTGGACATTTCAAACGATACCGGTGGGGGCTTGTATGCCGGAAACATCGCCACGAACGACCCGCTCACACAGGTATCTGACGGGTCTGGATATATTTCAGTCAGCGGGGGCATCTGTGTCCTGCAACCCTTCCTCTTTGTATACGGTTCCAATGGCCTCATTCGGAACACCAATGCCAATGACTACTCCACGGCCACCGGCTGGACCGCAGGTGGCGGAAATATGGCTTCCTCCAATAATGTCGCCGGAACCAAAATAGTCTACGGTGCCCCCCTTAGAGGGGGTGCTCAGGCACCTGCCGGTTTGTTCTGGGCACTGGACTCGCTGGTTCGAGTGTCCTTCACCGGGGGAACCGGTATCTGGCAGTACGATACCATTGCAAGCCCCACAACGGTTCTGTCCAAGAAGGGTATCGTAGAGCACGACGGTAAGTTTTTCTGGCCGGGTACTGACCGATTTCTAGCCTACACAGGTGTGGTTCAGGAAGTCCCGAACCTGATGAATCAAAACCACTTTTTTGATAATCTGAACTACGCACACCAGAATAAGGTATGGGGTACCAAGATTGCCCGTTGGGGTGAGATATGGTGGTTTTATCCTTCAGGTACTGACACCGAGTGTGGTGATGCAATCATCTACAACTATCGTGAGAACACATGGTACGACGCGGTGAAGAAGCGCACTGCAGGAGCCCCAACCGGAGTGTTCAGCTTTCCTGTCTGGGCGGGTCACGAAGACCCCATCGATACGATGCTCTTGACTACAGGGGTAAGACTCACGACTTCTGCTGCTACGCTCACGGGTTCTGCGGTGCTCACCTTCACGAGCACCACAGGGGTCGCTAATGGGATGGTGGCAAGTGGGTCCACGGGTATCCCCAACGGAGCTACGATTCTCTCATTCACGGGAACCACGATCACGCTGAATGTAAATACAACGGGGGTGTCTCTGGGTGCGGTATTGTCCTTTACCACTATGACCACGGGGTTTGTTGACGGGTATACCGTGACCGGAGGAACCTCGGGGGCCACGGGTGTTGCTGCTCGGGTACTGACCAATAGCGTCAGTGTGAAAAATATCACAGGAACCTTTGTAAGCGGAGAGACCGTGACTGGTATTGCGGGGTCAACAGCAAAGATACAATCTGCTCCTATTTATCAGCAACTTGTGTGTCAGTACCAACATGAATACGGGTTCGATAAGACGGTGGAACAACAGACCACCGCTATTGAGAGTTCGTTTACATCTTGCAATATCGGGTTCGCTATCGGATCCCCCTTCGATGATGTACCTAAGACTGTGGATGTTCAGACACGGGTTGAGAGGATTGAGCCTGATCTAAGTCAGGTAGGGGATCTGACACTGAACGTCCTGGGTCGATCCTTCGCTCAAGACGATAGTGTCATCCTGAACTCATATACATTGGCGTCAGGGGCTTCGTTCCAGAATACTGTGGATCAGGCCCGGATTCTGAAGTTGCAATTCGTATCGAATACCCTAGGCGGGTTCTTTGAACAGGGTCAGACCATGATTAAACTTTCTCTGGGTGATGAAAGATCCACTAAATGATAAAGTTAGCTAAATTAGGGGAGCCCACTCACTACCCACAGTGTAGTGATCAGAATCCTGGAAACCCACACTCTGGAGCTATTGACTGTACGATGTGTGTCAAGAATCGACTTGATAAATTGATAGAAAACGAAAAATTTGAACGGGGATTGAATAGAGGAATGTCTCCTGAACAAATCATTGA